TAAGTATCAATGAATCCCTCGTACGACCATTCCATAGGTATGAACAAACTATATAATCCTGAACTAGTCTGTCCGTTGCGGTTTCTTTTTGTAACGTCTGAATCATAATAAAGTTTTTTATAATTAGAGCCCCCTTTATCTAAAGCATTTGAGGTTGAACCCATCATACACTTACCAATAATTCTACTACCTAATCTTAAACAAGTTTTAGTAACCCGCCAGTTGTTTAATATGTTATCTGGTTTTAACCATTTAGCGGACTCGTCATGTGCTAATAGTTTTAATTTTTCACCATCATAACTATTGTCTCCGGTATTCTTCCAGTCTATTGTTGTGTCAAGACCTGCTAATTCTTCAGGTGTTTCACTATTATCTAATTTTCTTCTTGTAAACTTTGAAGCAGGTACTCTATATGCAAGTTCTGTTTTAGGTCTATCCATACCATCTTGTATGGGTTTAAAGAAGAAAGGATAATTTAATGAGATTGGAACTACCTTATCGGTAAACATTGTTTTAGCATCTGCTCCTGATTTAGATAGGATCCCAAATCTTGAGTCACTAGACATAGTTGCTAGATTAACTAATTCAGCAGATGACATAAAGGAAAATCCAGAACGTCTATTCTTTAAATAACACATCCCGTAACTTCTAGAATCTGCTTTACAAGCCTCCCAAAATATAAAGAATAATCTATTCGACTCTCTAAAATCTGGCGCGCCTACATCTATCTTGCTCCATTGCAAGTACATATAGTGCGTACCGGTTATATATGTTGGTATTCCATTATTATAAAACGAGAAACCTTCGTCCCTGTACTTGAATTCGGTATCAATATAATCATACCATTTCTCTTTAAATGTGTCTGGGTATTTATTCCAGTCAAATACATTCTTTATTTTTTCAAGTTCCTTCGGGACTTCTAACTGTTCCCAGTACTGTTCCTCTTTCTTATCTTTTCTTTTATATGAATCTTCTATTAACGGTAATGCTATTTTTAAATTCTGGATTTCATATATTTCACCAATCTTTCCAGTCTTACTAATAACAACCATGTCATGGTCTTTATTATACCCATATTTCCAGTTATTATAACGATTAGTTTTCTTTATGATATTAGATTTGACGTGATCCGGTAATATCTTATATAACGTTTGTTCGTACATTATCTAGATCTCCCTTCTGCAAAACCTTTAAAAAGCTTAGCTGTTGATTCTTTAGCCCCTTCTTCTAACATTCTTTCCTCTTCTTCTATTCTATTAAGAATTTCAAAAGCATCGAAGATTGCAAGCTTTTTAGTAGCCGCAGCATTCTTTAATTTGTCTGCGCTTAAATCATCTTCTCCATTACCTAAGATTGCTTCTTCCGCAACTTTAATTAACTCAAGGACTGCTTTGTGACCAGCTAGGACTATATTCTTCTTCGTCTCCTTTATATCCATATTTAATAACAATATCATTAGATTTCATACAATATAATCTCTGGTTGTCTATAATGAATTCGTATTCTCCAAAAGGAGTATAACCCACTAAGTCTCCAGGATTGATTTCAAGCGCTTTTAAAGAGTCGTTTCCATATTTTAATATACCAATAAGTCTTTGTTCCTTATCAAGCTTTAAATAGTCTATATTCTTTAACGGCTTTACAAAACAACGATCTCCAAATGATTTCCATTCTGTATCGGTTTTGTATAAATAAATTTGATCAAGATCAACAAAATATAAGTCTTCTTCAAAATAAGACCTACTATTTTTTTGTTTGCCTTTCATATCATAAAAACGCCTGAATACATTGTGATGTATTACAACCGTATCACCTACTTTAATATCTGTTTTATACGCTAGCGGTATTGCTACAACTTCAGCTATATTATTTACAGATTTAAAACTTTCTATCTTAGTATTTAAAATTAATTCTTTACCATCAACTTTAATACTATTGTCATACCTAGACCCTATTGGTTTAACTATGAAGTCAAACACGCTTCTCACTTTAATACTCTAGATCAAATTCTAAAGAAATTGCCATGTTAGAGTTAAATTTCTTCCATGGCATTACTTCGGTTTCTTTTTTAATATAGATATTGTATGAGTTGTCTTCTTCATCTAATAAGATATGAGAGATTTCGTGTCCACCATAAACACTTTGACCAATAGAATAATGCATGGCATCGCTCTTATAATCCGCCCCAATACTTATTTTACGAATTACAGAACTCATTATGCTTCTGTAGTTTTTTCAATATCTGTATATGATCCATCTTCTAAATTAATATTGATAGCGCCATATTCATTCTCCAATTCTGATTTAAACTCTTCAATTACTTTGTTTACGTCTGCTAATTGGTGTAAGTAACTATGCTTTTGTGATTCTAATACGCCAATATTTGCTAATATTGCATTAAGATCTTTCTGTCCTGTTCTTACTTTTTCTAATTGTTCTTGTGTAATTTGTTTTACTACTTCCATTTTAATTTAATTTAATTGTTAATTGTTAATTTTTATTATTTAAAACTATTTCTTTAGGGACGTACTCCTTTTCTTCACAACTTAATATCCATTCAAATTCAGTTCCTGTAATTAAAACTTTATCTTCATCTGTTAAAAATGTAAACCATATATCGTTTATATCTTGAACACAATTAAATATTTGAAATGGTGCATATTCAACTCCTTGAATACTTTCTTTTTGCTCTATTGTTAAAACGTATCCTATCATTATACTTGTCGTGATAAAGTTGTTTGAAATGCTTGTACTGCTGTATAAAAGTTTGCTGCTTGAGTGTCTGTTAAGCCATCACCGATTGAAGCGAAGGCACATTGTCTCGCACTATAATAACTAGGATTTACTGCGCCTATCCAAACATTTGCATTGTTATATGATGCGTTGTTTGGTTGTGTTGTTCCAAGTTGTACTGAATTTCTAAATGCTCTATGTAAATTTGTTGCATCTTGCGTTCCCACATAGAAACCATTTGAATTTGCATTTGATACAATAATAGAACTGGTATTAAATCTTTGGTATAAAGTACCTCCAAGGGAAATAATTAAATCGTAAGGACTTGGTGATTCATTACCCATATCTCTACCAGATGTATTTGTAGTTCTTGAATAATATGAATAGTGCAATGAGGACAGTGCGTTAGTATTAAAATTACTATCCATATACGCACTCGTTCCATTACCTTGTACACCATTTGCACTAAAAGTCCAACCACTTGTAAATGTACCCGTAAAACTTGAACTCTTTAAGTTCTGCGCACAAGCAGCAGCACTCGCTCCAACCATTGGATAAATAGCTTTCATAGAATCCCACAACCCATAAGCCTTTAAGTCAACCACTAACTTATTAGTCGCAGCCTGCTCAAGAGCCGACAAAGTTCCACCAGCTGATGTTACCCTACTGATAAAGGCAGCCGTGCTAGGATCAAAACTAGTTTCTGATTTACTCCATGATACTCCTAATCCAATACCTAACATATTAGTATACTAATAAAATACTTCCTACTGGAATATTCACAGAAGAAGTAATTTTGCTTACAATTACAGGTAAAAAACTACCACTCGAAAGACCAGAAAATGTTACGTCAGTTGAATTACCAACTGGTCTTACTGTAATACTTGTCGCCGCGCCCTCTGTTGTAACCGCCCCGATATATATAGCCGCTGATTTAATATTGCTTAAAGGCAAAGAGGCTACCGTACCTACTGTTGTTGCAAAATCTGGTTGATTTCCGTATTGTCCCATAATTATTTTTTTATAACGGCTTTGCCTAATTTAACTAAAGTTTGTTTATCCTCAGTTGTCAAATCTGCTTTTGCTCCAGAATTAACATTATAGAAGTTCGCATTTTTAGTTGCTCCTTCGTTTTCATAAGCAATTCTATTTGCAGATGATTTTAAAAACCCTTGAGTTTCTTTGCTACCTGTTCTACCTCTGTATAATTCTTTAGATCCATCAGCAGAAAACACGCCTGTTGTTTTATTAGGATAGTTTATTGTCTTAGTAGATTTAATATTTGGTTTTGCTTCACTAGTAGCGGGATTAATAGTAATGCCTTGAGCACTACCAATTGATCCACCTTTTGATGCAGCAGCAACTTCCATATTTGTTTTAGCCTCTGTAAAAGCTTTTGTTTTTTCAATAGTAGGTTCTGTTGAACCACTAGCTATCCCATTAGGTAATCCATTACCAGTTTTATTGAAGTTCCCTCTACCTGGAGTTTGCGTATATGCCATCTTATTTTTATTTTATTTTTGTTAATGTAATCGTTTGTATATTACTGTAGCTTCTCCATCTCCAGAGATTCTACAGATTAAAGTATTGTTATCTACAAATGTAAATTCACTAGTTGTATTCCAATTAGTTCTTTCAAATACAGTTTTAATTCTTAACTCACGATCATTAATATTAATATACAATACTTTTAATTGTTCTCCAGAATATGAACTATAATCTAAAACTTCTATTTTACCAGAGTCGGTTTTACGAACAATAATTTCCGTGGCTTCACCACTGGATGTCCATTGTCCAATAAAAGATTCCTTGGTTGTAACTTGTGCATTAAATGTTAATGCAATAAAAAATAAGGCAACTGTAAATAACTTTTTCATAATTGAATAATATTAGATTTATATAATATTATTATTACGCATTGTATACTTTTTATACTTTTTGACCTACTTTAAAAAATATTTTATTCACAGTAAGATCAGGATTATTTAATGTTTCTTTTCTTTCTGGACAACCACAGGGTTTACCTGTAACTTCAGAAACTTTATTAACCACCGCTTTGATTCCCGTAGCGGTGGTAATAAGTTCAATCATATCTCCTAAACCGTGAGGTTTCATATTAGCACTTTTTGCCTTTAGCAGCTTTAACCGCTCCTTTAACGGCGCCTTTTACCGCCCCTTTTACAGCACCTTTCATAGCGCCTTTAACTTCTTTTTTCATCATTGTTTTTTCTGTAACTTTTTTCATGTTGTTTTAATTTAAAAGGTTATGCTGCTGCAATAGCAGTGCAGGTTACTCCCGTAGGAAAATCGACGATCACATTATTACCACCAGGAACTGCTGTAAGAGCCAAGGTGATTGCATCAAGAGCATTAGTACCGGTTGCTCCAGCAATCGTAAGTGTAATATTTTCTCCAGTAGTATATATTACTATTGTAGTTAAAGCTGTAGCAATAGCTGATATAATCAAGCTTGCATTAACTAATTTTTCTCCTGCAGTATAAGCTGTTGCACTGGTAACAGGAATTGAAAT